ATTGCCGCTTTTTTTCTGCCGTTTTTTCGGCTTTCGCTGTTTCCCCACGGTGTCCGCTCCTTTCTGTGGTTTTCAGCCGTTCGCATTTTGTCCTCGACTGTGATTATATTATACTACGTTTTGTGTACGATGTCAACAGAAAAACGATAAAAAGTTATACAAAAAGCAAACGATTTTTTTATATAGTTTGCATAATGAGAACGAACGGGCTAAAATTCCCTTGACATCGTACACGTTTCGTGATATAATGAAACGGAAAGGAAGTGATGAAATGGCATGGTTTAATGTCCTAAAAGCATTAAGAGAAGCATCGGGTGAATCGATGTCGGAAGCTGCGGATGCATTAAACATAGCAAAAAGTACATATGCAAGCTATGAATACGGAAAAAGAGAACCAAATATTGAAATGCTTACAAAAATTGCAAACCTATTCGGCGTGACCACGGACTATCTGCTCGGGCGAGAGCCTGCTCCAGATGACCCGATTGAAATGCTCTCCAGAGAATTAAATCTGAATCTGTACGAAAAAGCAATTGTGACAGCGTATCTTGCAATGGACACAAAAAGCAGGACAGATTTGGTAAAAATGGTGCAAACTGTAGCAGATGCCGTTCAGAGCGGGGCGGAATCCAAGTATACATACACCATACAAGTTGCAGCCCGTGGCGGAGAACCGCCGCATACCGAAGAAATGACGCAGACAGAAGCAGAACGAATTGCAAACCTGCCACGTGTGCCGGATGATTTGTAATGCATAAAAAACGCCCTCGTGTTACAATAACACAAGGGTGAATTATGTTGTATTATGGAAGATACCAGCATATTAGGAATGCAAGCTGGCAATGCCTGATTGATTGCCATGTGGCGGAACTGCCGCTGAAACCCGTGCAGATTGCCGCACAATACCAGCTGCAATGCGTTTATGATGAAATTGAACAGGCTGGGAAAGTGACCAATAATGGTATTATCTTGCTAAACAAGAGCCAATCTGTGCAACGGCAGCGGTTTACTGTCATGCACGAACTGGGACACTATCTATTAGGTCATGTTGGCAGTGACCCACGCTACCGGGACAGCAGCCGCACCGCAGAGGAACAGGAAGCTGATCGTTTTGCAGTGGGCTGTCTGATGCCGGCTTGCGTGCTGTGGGCGTTGCATGCCACCACAGCAGAAGAAATTGCCGTAATCTGCAATGTGTCCATGCAGGCGGCAGAAATCCGTTCCAGAAGGATGCAAATCTTGCTTGCAAGAAATAAATTCTTAACGCATCCGCTGGAACGGCAGGTGTTTGAACAGTTCAAGCACTTTATCAACAGCAAATAAAAAAAGCCGCCCTGCAAGGAATTGTGGGGCGGTACAATTAAGGAGCGATTATGAAAAGAGCAGTGTTTTATGGTCGTTATTCCAGCGACCGGCAGACCGAACAGAGCATTGAGGGGCAGCGGCGTGTCTGCGAAGAGTTTGCAAAGGCAGAGCAAATTCAAATCGTGGGCGAATACATCGACCGTGCGACCTCCGGCACTTCTACAGAACATCGGGAGCAGTTCCAGAAAATGCTAAAGGATAGCAAGAACGGCGGCTGGGATTATGTGCTGGTTTACAAACTCGACCGATTCGCCCGTAGTCGCTATGATAGTGCCATCAGTAAGCAGCAGCTGAAAAAGAACGGCGTAAAGGTATTATCTGCGACAGAACGCATCACAGACAGTCCAGAGGGCATTTTGATTGAAGGCTTGCTGGAATCCATGGATGAATATTTCAGCCGGGAGCTTTCCCGAAAATGCAAGCGTGGCATTCGAGAGAGTATTATAAAAGGGCATAATTTCGGCGGTCGGGTTCTATATGGCTATGACCGAAAAGACAAGCGGTTTGTCATCAACGAAGAGCAGGCGGCGAATGTACGGCGGATTTTTAAAAGTTATCTTTCCGGCTGCACGATTCAATCCATTGCAAATCAGCTGAATGCAGAGGGATACCGGACGAACTACGGGAATGAATTTAAACGCTATACCGTTTCCGACATCCTGCACAATGACAAATATACAGGGATACACTACATAGACGGTATCGAAGAGCCGGAAACCTGTCCGGCAATCATCTCACAGACGACATTTGACCGGGTAAAGGAAAAGTTGAATCAGTCTGCCCATCGTTCCAGAGAACACGCCACAGGGCATACTTACGCACTGTCAGGGCTGTTGCAGTGTGGTGTCTGCGGAAGATATGTCTGCGGTTCGTCTGTAGAACGAAAGTATTTCTATTACGCTTGCCGGAGCAGGGAACATACAGAAAACAGCGTGCACATCCATGCAGAAAAACTGGAGCAAGTGGTGATAGATGCCCTGCAAACCTTTTTCACGGAAGAGCAGGTTTCCACACTGGCGGAACGACTGTACCAAATCTATACCACGGGGATGGATGGGAAACCAGACCGCAGCAAACGGCTGAATGAGATTGAAAAGCAGATACAAGGAACGGTGAACGCTCTGATTGCGTGCCCAAGTTCCAAGGCATTGCAAGAAAAATTGACCCAGCTGGAAGAACAAAAAGCAGAGATTGAAAAGATGCCAATTTTACAGCCACAGTTGAAAAAAGAGCACTTTGAAAATTATTTTCGCTGGCTGGCTCTCCGTCTGGAACATATCGAAGACCGTCAGGCATTTTTCCATACTGTGATTCACAAAGTACTTGTTTATCCAGAAAAAGCAGTTATCATCTTGAATATGACCGATGAAATGGCAGACCCACCAAAGAGAGAACAGGTTGAAGCGTTTATGTCTAATGTAGGGGAAGTGTCCCCTTGTCCTACACTATACAAACTTTATGTTACACCGTTTGCTATTTTCATTCGTGCAGCACTCATAAAATAAAAAAGCCGCCTTACCGGATGACATCCGATAGGGCGGTTTTGCATTAGAATAAAGTAAAATTTGCGACAAATACAGTATATCATACTTTTTCATGACTTGTCAATAAAATCACTTGTCGAATTTTGTCGATGAAAATTATAGTTTTGCATCCAACGAAGCCACATGCTTCAGAATCTGCTGCAACGTGGATTCTTCGGTGTCTGGTTCGGGTGTTGGTTCTGGTTCAGTCGGCTGCGTTGCTTTCGTGAAGCCGTTTAATCCAGCAGTTTTTATGATCGCCGGGTAATCCTTGTAAGCATAATCCAAATCCACATCGCCAGAAATGCCTGGAATACAGCCCGTCCAACTATACTGCCATAGTCCATAAGACCCAGCATAATCTGTTTGCTGCACGCCAATATGGGACAGAAAAATATCATAGCGATTTTTGACCGCCGCACTGAAATTACTTTCCAAGGCAGATTTGAATGTATAAATCGCCATATAATAACCGGCATTTTCCAACGCAGTGCAAAAGGCAGTGCTGAGGGCATCGGCTTGTGGCAGGCAGCGAGCCTCTTCGATGTCAAACGCAACCGGATATTCAAACTGCTTTCCCCAAATCGTTTGCAGGCAAACTTTCGCTTCCTGCTTCGCTTCTGCAGCAGTGGTGGCATAGCTGTACCAGTAAACGCCGACCGGAATGCTCAGCTGTTTGCAGGCGGCATAGTTTCGTTCAAATTGTTTGTCGACTTGTGAAGTTTCCTTTCCATAACCTGCTCGCAGAATCGCAAAATCCACTAACCCCGATGCTTTTACTTTCTCCCAATCAATCACGCCCTGTGCATAGGATACATCAATGCCTTTTAAGATATTTTTTGTTTTAGACTCTGCCTTTTCAATACCAAAATACTTGTAAAAATCCTCTGTGACTGTGCCGTTGCCCTTTGTTTCATCTCCAAGCCATCGGTATCCTGTCCGCACGTCCAAGTGTGTGTACTGATAACTGCTTGTGATGTTAGCGATACCAGTAAAGCCCAAATCCTGAGCCTTGCAGCACACCGTCTTGCTGCTGATTGGTTGCCCGTCTTGTCCATAGCAACAAACATCTGCAGCAGTGCCTTTGGTATGCTGTCCGCTGCTCGTACCGCCTACAGCCTTGTCATGCTCTGGGCAGCGGTAGCCGCTTGTCACAATGATTTTACTACAGTTCAGGGTGGCATAGAGGGCTTCCAGCTTGTCGACCAATTCAGATGCAAGTAGTGTTTCATGAGATTTTCCGCAGCTACAGCGAAATTCTCGTGCATTAAAATGCGGGGAAAGTTGGGTGCTATTGTTATAATCATAATGATTGACTGGCATAGTATCATCCTTTCATAAAAAATATTTTTAGAAAAATTTGAAAAAACACTTGACAACCACAATTTTTTGTGGTATAATAAAATCATGGAAAGGGGGTGAAGCCAATGAGCAAAAAGAAAAAAAGAAGACCGAAAAGAGCGGCGTTCAATCAAAAAGATTTGCAAAAAATCTTGATGCTTACAGCTCTAATCAATCTTCTGAATGCGATTACCACCTTAGTCAATAAGATCTGGGACATCTTACACTAAGAAAAATCGCTTACACAACGGGGCAACGGATGGGCAGCAGCTCATCCGACCCTGCTATTATTCTAAAACAATTTTTGCTCATTGTCAAGATGTTAGATGCCATTCAGATTCTGCTTTCTCTTGCAAGTATCTTTTTATCCATCTATGCAATTATTTTAATCAGACGTATGAAATGAGGTGCTGAAATGAATCTGAAAAAGATTCGCATGGAAAAAGGGTTGACGGTTCAGCAGCTTGCAGATCTTGCCGGTCTTCCAAAGCGAACCGTAGAGGAAACAGTCAGACGGGATACTTGTTCCGTCCGAACTGCCATCAAACTCGCCGATGCCCTCGGTGTCACGCTGGATGAACTTTGCAGAGATAACCCAGAACAGACCAAAACCGAATAACCCGATGCCGTCCGGCAGCTTTTACGCTGTTGGGCGGTTTTCTTTATTCGACTTCCGGCAGTCCTGCCACGCTGGTCAAAACAGACAACACCCCAGCCAGCAGAGCCGCACTGCCCACGGCGATCCAATTAACATCCTGCATCACAGCGGCTACGCCAATCGTTGCAATGGCAGTCTGTGCCATAGTTTTCACGGCTCTGACTGCCGCTGCCTTTGTCCAAAGTTTCCAGTTTCTCATGTTATGCTCCTTTCTCGGTTGGTAGTGCCATGAACTCCTCGTGCAAGTGTGTCATCACACCATTGCCGCCCAGTTCGTGATACTGCCGATACATATTCTCGTAGTTTTCCTTTGCGTAGATGGGGGCAAAACCTGCATCAATGTACTTGTTATAGCAGTGTAACATCCGGTCACGGAGCAGGGCTTGTACGCCATATTCCAGTGCTTTTTGTCTGGCATCCTGCTTTTGCATGCGGTTTAAAATCGACCTTGTACCGATACCCAGAATGCCAGTTGCGGACAACACAGAAATCGCAATGGTGATAATCTCTCGAATCACACAGCTTCCTCCGTTTCTTTCACATCTTTCGTTTCTTTCTCTTCGTTCACGTCATAATCGCCGGAAAGCAAAACGAGCATTTCCGGGGTCAAATCGCCACTCGCAAAAATCTGATACTGTCCATTTTCAAGCTGCACTGCCTGAATTTTTGCGTTGCCCCAGTTGCTTCGCTGGATTGCCTTGCCTTGTTTCAATGCCTCGACTGCTTCGATAATGTTCACTATATTTTCCCCCTTATAAGATTGTAATTGACTGAATCAGCGGATGGCTGTTGTTGCTCCGACCGACCCAAACCAAATAGTATGTGCCTGCCGTTACGCCCTCGCACGGGGTCAGTGTTGTGATGTAATCCGTGCTGTACAGCCATTGTAAGGACAAGTCGATATAACTGCCCTCTGTTTGCGCTTTTTCGAGAATGTCCGCAGCCGTGCCCGTGTCAGACTGCACCAGCCGCAGAATGCCAGCTTCGGTGCTGCCAGCGAGGAAACGAATTGCAATTTGTGTGGATGCCGTCACGCTGATGGGCAGCGAGCAACAGGTGTATACCTGCAAATCCCATCCAAAAACGGTTGTTCCGTAGTTTAGGGCATAGCCGTTTTTTTCGCTGCAGAAATCCGCATGCAGGGCGGTAAAGTCTGCAACGCTGTAAATCGTATCGTTGTAAAGCAAAGACACCTTGTCCCGATGCGTTGCATCATATAACACCATTGTGGTTGGAGATTCGCCACCCGAAATTTCCAGCACTTTCGGCACAAGGGTATTAAACTTTTCAGCCGTGCTTGCCGTCACGCCCTTTGTGGTCAGATTTGCGGCAAGCTGCTGCCGCAGCTGGTTTAGTTTTGTCAGCTGTTCTGCAATTGTCACCGCCATGTTACACCTCCACCATCGTTGCAAGGGCTGTAGATAGATCGCCAACGCTGTCCTCTAAGGCTTTGATACGGGTTGCGAGGTTGTTGTCCGCTGCTTCTCGCTCTGCCGTTACTCTTGAGTATGTGCTATTTAGGTACGTTTCAATTCCGTCCAAAAAGTCTTTATTGTCGTGCGTATGTGCGGATGCTTTGAGCACATCGACATCCGGCGACAAGTCCAGCACAAAAAGACCGTCCGGTACAAGGTCTAAGGCGTTATGAGTTACTGTACTGATGGAGGGCGACACCCGCCATGTTTGCTTGCCTGTTACGGTCACCAGCGTTGCAGTGCAGTATTTTTCAGATTCTCCCTCTTCGCATCCCTGCGTATAATCGCCCCAAATCACAGACTCACCGCTTGTTCCGTTTTTAACAGTCGCTGTGGTTGTTCCGTTTTTGTCAGTGATTGTAATGGTTGCTCCGGTGTCTGTTTCGGTAACGGTTGCAGTCGGGGAATAACCGTCTGTACCGTTCTTCCCGTCAATCCCATTTGCTCCGTCTTTTCCGTTTACGCCGTCTTTGCCAGGCTTTCCGGGGTCGCCTTTCGCTCCGGCTTCTCCCTTATCACCTTTATCTCCCTTTGCAGGCTGTCCGGAATCCTGATAAGCCCCTGTTGCAGCGTCGTATAGCCACCACGTGCCGTTCTGGATAATCGGAGCTTTCGCAATCAACTGCTCTGCCTGTGCAAGAATGGACTGCATCTCACGCAGAGCCTTGTCAATCGCATCAATACCGCCGTGATACTGCTCTAAGATAGAGTTGCGGACAATCATCGGGGTCATCTCGTACTTAATAACAACGGTATCCTCTTTTTGACCGACAATTTCCGGCAAAAGCTGACCGGATACTGCTGTAAAGTCCTCCGTGATTGTCCATGTAAGGATGATTTGATTTTCTGTGACCTCTTTTTCCAGATTTTGCATGACCAATCCGCCACCACTGTTGACCGCTCGCAGCGTAAACAGGCAGTCAGATAAATCTGTTTGATGGTAGTACCGGTCAACGGCAATTTGAATTTTATCGGCATTCTTTTCACCAGCACCCAGCAGGTGCTTAATATTTGCCGTATCAATGTATTTTTGATTTGCTGTTAGCATAAAATTCCCCTTTACAACTTGTTGATTTCATCCCAGAGGGCGTTGATTGCGTTTTCAAATTCTGTGTTATCAACTTTGTTATTTTCTAAATTCTGTATATCTGATAAGTTTTTGCTGGCAGCAGTTGCTGCATCATTTGCAGCAGTTGCAGCATCTTTTGCAGCGGATGCAGCATCATTTGCTTTTGTTTGTGCCGCTTTTACATGATTATCCAATCTTGATGCGACTGTATTGGTGTATGTTTTGCCGGTGTTGCTGGCATGGCTTGCAAGTGATTTCTTGGCTGCTTGCGATAAAACACGGTTGTCACTTCCTGTGCAGCCCAACTCCCAGCCGCCCCGAAATTTCCAGATTGCTTTTGTAATGATACTATCTTTGATTTTGCCGTCTTTATCCTCAATCTTTATTTGCATGCCTAATTTCGGATATTCTTTCCAGTCTTGAAATACTTTATGGCATTTCAGGCTAAACGGTCGGGCTTTTAACGTCCCGACATATTCGCCCAAAACATTGGACACCTCGAAAACATTGCAAGCAGGGTCATTGCACAAATTGGTCTTGTGGTCTCTGTCGTAAATCTGTAACCCATGATGCCGCCCGTTTAAAAATGTATTGTCTGTTATGTCAATCGTGACGTTCCCACCGTATTTTTGTGGAGCAGAATAAGAAGACCACGTTGTTTCATCAAAGGTGCGTACATAAGTATTTTGAAAATATAACTTATATCCGGCAATATTCAAGGAATCGCACTCTATCTCACTATATTTGATAGATAAAGCACCATAGCCTTGCGATTCATTGAAATATCCAAACGGAATAATTTGTATCCGTGGCTGTTCTAACTCTTTTTCTGTGTTTTCCGTGCAATTTCTGCCGGTGATAAATCCGGCATATAGTTCCGCAAGTGCTTTTGCATATTCACTGGGAGATTGGCTGTTGAAATATCCATCGTTTTGGTCTAGGATACCATACAAACGAATATCATCGTTTTCCGGGTATCTTGGCGAGTTGTTTCTAAAAATGCCTGTCAAATTTTGCGGTTCAAGCAACGACTCTTCCAACTTATAAAGTCCAATTTCATCAATACTCATCTCTTTCAATTCTTTGTTGGATAATTCTAAAATTTTTTCGAGGTTATCGTTTAACGTCCTGTGTTTTCCAATTAATTCTTTGTCAATCGCTGTTTTTGCGTTTGTTTCTTTGACACTTGTCCCGTTGCCAACGTAGCTGCCGGAATCCAACCAAATAACTGCATCTGATGCACGCAGTGTATAAATATTTTTGACATGCGACACGGATGTGACCCAGTAAAAACCACGGAACACCCAGTCCGATGCAGTTGGGTTTTGCTTGTAACAGCTGAAAAGCGTGATTTTTGCCCCATACAGATTGTAAGCGTTGACCCCCTCGCCATCTAACCGCAGTTTGATGGACAGCTCTGCAGAGCGGACACCGCCCAGCGAAAACGTGTTGTCATCGCATGCACGGGCGGTGATGGTGCAGCTGTCTTTGATGATGTCCTCTTCGGTAAAATCAATGTCTGCGGTACGGTTTGCAAAATCGCCATTGTCGTCATAAATCGGTATCACAATCGTACCTTTGACGTGCTCGTGAATCACCATGGCTTACACCTCCTCTAGACTGACAGAAAACTCATATGCTCCCGTGTGATAGTAATTCCCCTTGTAAAATTCATAGAGCCGTTGCTGATAATTGCCATATTCCGAATCAACATCGCAAAAATAGGATGCATCATCAAATAAGTGTATGTTATGGAAAACGCTCTCATTTGCAGCCGTCTGAATCTGAACATCGCTGGTTTTGCGAAATGTCCCATGCTGTTCTTCAATATCTGTCGTGCTGCGATAGAAGAAAAAGCACTCCGGCTGCGAAAAATAGTCTTTCAGCATGATCAAACCTTGTAAATCGGTTTCAATTTTCAAATCAATTTTTCTTTTTCCAATCCGGATTGGATAGGCAATGGTCTGACCGCTTTCGTTTTCATAGGTGTTGACGGTTTCCGCATAGGACACATCAAACGTCAAAAGATTTCGCATTAACATATTGTCGTAGTAGATAATCCAAACACGAATATTTTCTTCCACATCCTCATTCCAATAGAATGTATTTCCGTTTTGGTCGGTACAAGTTCCCGGAAAATCATTATCTTTGGTATAAATGTCGCCATTTTCACCCAAATACGTGCCATCTGCCTGCTTTTTACATTGCACAGAACAACCCTCAATGATTCCGTTTCCGTTTCTGTCTGCTGGATGTCCGTTGCTGTCTAGCCGGATAGTTCCATCCTTCCGAAAAACCAGCACATCACTGCCGCTTTTTACAATAACCGTATCTGTTTCAACTCTGGTCACTGTTCCCAAATCGTCCAGCGTTGCCCATGTGTTGTTGCTGGATTCATCCCCATCTCGCCGAATGCCAATCACTCGAAGATAGGCAGCATATGGGAATTGTTCTCCGGAAATGATTATCACACGCTCCACCCCCCACTGCTTGCATTGGTTCTGGTTATGGTATTGACAACGACCGTTTCAAGGATTTCGTCGCCGATGCTAACGGGGATAATGATGTCGCCCTGCGGCTGAGAGTTAGACGAAATCACAGTCGATGTGCTTGCTGCTGCAGGGACTGCATACGCTTGTTGCAATATGGGGCTATATGCCGAAACGGCTGCTGCACCTTGTGTATTCATGATGCCCAGCGTGGAAGAAACAGCGGTATTTGCCATATCTGCGGACACAGCGGAAACATCCGGAATTTCTTTTTCCATCCCGATTGTAAGTCCTTCTCCCCAATATTCCGAGATTCCCATCGCAACTTTGGACGGGGAATTGATGCCCCAGAGATGTCTTGTGGTGCTTGGAACGCTGTCTGCTAAACTTTGTGCGGCTGCCATAAGTCTGTTATAATTTTCAGTGCTTGTCATGCTACTTACAAGACCATCTACCCAATAATCGCCGTTTTCAACGCCCTCATCGTGCAATTTGTCTTTTTTGTCAAAAGATTCCGTCAATTCGTCCACTTTTGTGCTTGTAAATTCTTTTAAGTAGGCGATTGCCTCACCTAGCGGAATATCAGAATTTCTCAATGCTTCCGCAAAGTCTTTTCCAGAAATTTCGCCGCCATCACCAAGAATTTTTCCCAATTCAATGGTAGCATTTACATAATCCTCTTTTGCTTGTTCAAAAGTGCTGTCATCGATTTTCATGCCTTCCTGCATCATTTCTGTGATTTCTCTGAACCGGTTGCTTTTTTCTTCATATTGTTGCATCAATTCATCCAAACTTGCACCAGCTTCATCGGTTTTGATTGGCTCAGAATAAATAGATTGCAATTCTTTGAAAGCACTGCTGTAATCGCCATTTTTAATTTTTTGGGATGCAGATTCATATTTATCTACGACGGTAGAGTAAGCATCAACGGTTGCAGATAAATCATCTACGGCTTGCTTTGCTTCACTCACTGCACCAAAAGCAGCGGACACCTCTTCCTCGCTGACATATTTCCCAGTGTGGTTTAGCTGCCATTTGTCATAGTCAACCAACAATTTTTGGTAAGTTTCATTCGCTTTTGCATATTCCGCTCTTGCATCTGCTAACTTTGTAATTTCCTGTGGCAGGTTGGTGACGGCTGTGGTATATTCTTCCTCAGTGGCATTTAACGCACTCTGTACACGCTGTTTCTCAATCAAATTATCCAGCTCAGCAGAAGCTTCTTTGAAATTTGTAATGACTTCACCGTTTTTCGCAATAACACCATCTAAGACACTGTATGATGTATCGGCATAAGCATTGATTTGCTCCAGAATTCCTTTTACTTCTTCTTCGTACCCAGCTTTTACAGTTCCGTCTGAATTGACAAGCTCATTCAATCGGCTTTTTAATTCTTGGATGTTTGCAAAATCTTGTTCTCCGGCAACAAAGTTAACCTGATTATTTTCGATAGATTGGTAAAAAGATTCTAATTCTTCTTTTGATTTTTCCGCTGAATCTTTTACTTTGTCAGATATTTTATAGACGTTATCCAATGCTACTTGTGCTGCTTTTGACTGCTGGCTGTGGTAGTTTTTTAATGCTCCGGCAAGTCCAGCTAATGCACTCACGCCAATTGTAATCCAACCAAGCGGGTTGGATGCATTTAAGGCACTAAACGCCGTTTTGACGGTCTTTACCGTTGTAACCACAGAATTTCCAAAATCTGTGATTTTTTTCACCGCAAACGCTGCCACAATCGCTGCTGCAATCGGCTTTGCATGCTCTACAATTTCGTCCAGATGTTCCGATACGTAGTCAATCGCCTTTTCAATTTTCGGCATGTACTTTTGTGCAATCGGGAGCACCACTTCTGTTTCAATCTGTCGTTTCAGCTTCTCAAACTGGCTGCCCAAATCATCAAACTGCAGGTCAGATAGCTGATCCATAGCATCTGATGTAGTGGAGATTTCGCCCTGCGTGTTCATGAGAGCCTGCACGGCACTTTCGCCAATGTCTTCCCACTGTGTGCCCATCAGCGTCTGAC